TTCTTGGGGTGTTAATCCATAATAGTCAACAATGGACCCCGGACCATATTCTTTAGTTACAGCTTTAATTATTTCTGTAATATCATATTGATAATGGGCCCATATAATAGCTTTACCTTCTGTCTCCTCTAATACATCCATAAGTTCTGTAATTCTATTATTAGCAATAGGCTGCGTTGCACCATCATCAGCTGTAAAATGACCACATGTAATTTGTTGTAATCTCATTAACTGAGTTAATGTATTTACAGTTGTAGATTGTTTACCTTTAAGAATAGCCATAGCTTCTTTTTTCATTTGTTCGTATAACTTACGTTGATCAGGAGTTAACGTTATTTGACGTTTAATAAATATTTTATCTGGTAAATCTAGGCAATCTTCTTTTAATACACGATAAGAAAAAGGTTTTAGTTTTTCAGACAATTCACCTAAATTTTTAAAGCCATTTACAACCTGTATTTGTCTACCATGCATATGTAATGTTTTCATTTGTGCATACCTATTTCTAAAAGAATAATAAGATTGAAAGTTTAATAACCAAGTACTTAAAAACTCACACTGCGTAAATAAATCTAAAGGATTTTTAGTTACAGGAGAACCTGTCATTATTCTTCTATATACAGCAGATTCTGCTAATTTAAGTATGTTCTTAGTTCTTTTAGCTGTAGGAGTTTTAATAGTAGTAGATTCATCAATAGCCATTAACGACCTATGTGAAGATAAAAATTTATAAGCAAAATTAACTCCCTTAGTTGTACTAAAAGCTTCAACATTCATGATTAAAATATGTAGATCTTCTCCTGGTTTAAATAATGTATCTAATTTTTCTTGTTGTTTTTTATTAATAGCTGCTTTCCATAATACAGTTTGTTTATTTATATGATTGGGTAGATGTGTGG